CCGGAAACATGGCGGCCATCCTGATGGAGCACCACCAGGTGCGCGAGGCGAGCGGCATCGCGAACAGTGCCTGCCCCATCGGGTGATCGTGCCACTCTCTTGAAATCCGCTTGACATCTCGGGGCACATTCGTTCCATGCGGGCGTGCCTTCGTGGTTCTCCAGGATCTTCGCCGTCAAACCCACCGTCGTGGTGTGGCAGAACGGCACCACCGCCAGCAACGTCTCGCCGGCGACCCTGCCGGCCGTCGTGCGCGCGGTGCAGCTCCTGGCCTCTGACATCGCCCGCCTGCCGGTGCGCGTCGAGCGCGCCGACGGCAGCGTCATCGACGGCCACCCGGTCGCCCAGCTCCTGAGCCGCGATGCCAGCCGCTGGCAATCCGGCTTCGACTTCCGCCGCTTCGTCACGGGCTGCGCGCTCACCTCCGGGAATGGGCTGGCCCTGATCAGGCGGGCAAACGACGGAACTGTCGCCGAGCTCCAGCCCATCCCGGACGGTGCTGCCACGGCGCAGTTCACCGACGAGGGCGTCGAGTACCGCATCAAGGACGTGAAGCTCGCCGCCGACCAGGTGGTGCACATCGGCGCGTACCCGGACCTCGACTTCCCGGCGTGGTTCGTCTCCCCCCTCGACGCCTGCGCGCCGGCGATGCAGCTCGCCGCCGACCAGGACGCGGCGCACTCGGCGCTCGTCAAGACGGGCAGCACGGGCAAGATCAGCCTCAGCCATCCCGGCGCCATGAGCGACCAGGCGGTGCAGGCGATCCGCGACGCCTGGCAGACCATGCACGCGCAGCCGGACGGCGCCAGCCGCCCGCTGATCCTGCGCGAGGGGATGAAGGCCGAGCGGATCAGCCAGGAGACTTCGACCTCCAACCTGGAGAGCCGCCGGTTCTCGGTGCAGGAGATCGCCCGCGCCTTCGGCATCCCGCCCGAGATGCTGTTCCAGCAGGGCGGCGGGGCGCTCGCCTCGCAGTCCGAGACGGCCCGCGCCTACGTCGATGGCGGCCTGTCGCTGTGGGCATCGGTCTGGAGCGCGGAGATCGAGCGCAAGCTCCTCCAGCCCGGCGAGTACCTCCGCTTCGACACCGACGTGCTCCTGCGGGGCAACCTCCGCGACGCCGGCATGGCGTTCTCCAAGCTGGTGCTCGCGGGCGTAATGAGCCCCAACGACGCCCGCCGCCGGCTGGGCCTGTACCCAATCGACGGACTCGACGAGCCGAAGGTGTCGATGCCCGGCGGCGCAGCGGCCGCCACGGGACCGGACAACGCAGGGGAGGACAACCCCGATGCTTGAGGTCCGCACCACGTCGTTCGAGCGCGACGGCAACCGCCTGACCGGCTACGCGGCGGTGTACGACGCCCCGAGCCACCCGCTCGTCGTGCGCAGCGTCAACGGCGGCAAGCCGTTCACCGAGCGCGTGGCGCGCGGCGCGTTCGACCAGAGCCTTCGCGGGAACATCTCGCTGCTGGTCGGCCATGACCGGCGCGAGCTGCTCGCGAACACGAAGAGCCAGCGCCTGAAGCTCGCGTCGGACGAGCGCGGCCTGGCCTTCGATGTCCAACTGCCGGATACCCAGCGGGCGAAGGACGTGTACGCCCTGGTCGATTCCGGCGTCCTTTCCGAGATGTCTTTCGGCTTCGTAGTCCGCTCGGACGCCTGGAAGGGCTCCGAGCGCACCCTCACGCAGGTGGACCTGCGCGAGGTTTCCATCGTCGAATCAGGCGCCTACCCGCAGACAAGCGCCGAAGCACGCACCTACAGCCCCGCGCTCGCGAGGCTTCGTCTGCGTTTGAGGGCACTCACATGAAGACCACCGACCTGTTCAAGAAGCGCGCAAACCTCATCGAGCAGCGTGATGCGCTGTCCAAGGAACTGAACGAGCTCCTCGGCAGCGAGCAGCTGACCGCCGAGCAGGAGGCCCGTGGCTCCGAGCTCATGGACAAGCTGGAGCCGCTCAAGCGGGACATCGAGGAGATGCAGAAGCACATCGGTGCCTCGCAGCTCCGCGAGCGGTTCGCGTCCTACGCGGCCGTCGAGAAGGCCACCACCGAGAACGAGAAGCGCTCCACGGAGTGGACGGCCTCGGGCGAGTACCGCGAGCAGTTCATCGACTGGTGCCGTGGCGGGCGCGCGCCCGAGACGCGCGGCCTGGCCGAGTTCCGCGACATCACGACCTCGAGCTCGTCGGGCGTCCTCGTCCCGAAGATCTACGAGGCCGGCATCCTGAAGTACCTCGACCGCAACACGGTCGTGCGCAACCTGGCCGACCTCCGCACGGGCGTGAAGGGCAGCGTCACGCTGCGCCGGAACAACCTGGAGACGGACGCCGCGGTGTCCAGCTTCTGGACCACGGAAGCCAACAAGACCGCTACGGCGATCGACGCGACGCACTCGGAGATCAACCTGAACCCCGTCGGCGGCCTGCCGAAGTCGGAGCTCACCCACTGGGTGGTCCGGCAGTCGGACTTCGACATCGAGGCTGAGGTGATCCAGCACCTCCAGCGCCAGATCTCGCGCGGCATCGAGTCGGGCTACACGGTCGGCACCGGCAGCGACCAGCCCACGGGCCTGTTCCTGTGGGACTCGGCGTACAAGTCGGTCGCCGTCAGCGCGGCGCACGGCTCGGGCAGCGGCTGGGACGGCGCCTTCACGGTCGCCAACCTGACGGAGCTGCGCTACAAGAGCCTGCCCGCCGAGTACTGGCAGTCGGCCGCCTGGGTGATGAGCCAGGACGCCTACTACCGCATCGCCAGCCTCAAGGTGGACACGTCCTCCAGCAACGTCCCGCTCTTCGTTCCGAGCTCGGACTCGGGCGTCATGCAGGCGGCGCCGATGATGCTGATGGGCCGCCCGGTGTACATCGCGCCCTACGCGCCCGGCCGGCAGACCGCGGCGGTCACCAACTCGGTGCCGCTGATGTTCGCCAACGTCGGCGAGGCGTTCGCCATCCGCGAGTGGGGCGGCATCTCGATGTTCCGGGATGACGTGACCACCCCTGGCCTCGTGAAGTTCCAGGGCATGGTGTTCGTGAACAGCAAGGTGGTCCGCCCGAAGGCGGTCGCCGCGCTGAAGATCACCCTGACCTGACGCAAACCCCCGGAAGCGCAAGGGGGCGGGCACTTCTCCCCGCCCGCCCCCTCTGCGTCCAGGAGCACGGATGCCGATCACGCTGTCCACGATCAAGGATGCGGCGCGCGTCTACCACACGGGCGACGATGCGTACCTCCAGATCGCCTACGACGCGACGGTGCGCGAGCTTGAGGAGCGCACCGGCTGGTGCCTCGACCCGGTCACGCGCACGCAGTACGTCGCGTCCGAGCCGACGGGCATCACGAAGCTCGTCCGGCTGGAGCGGCAGCCGGTCACGGCGTGCACCTGTGTGAACACGCTGAACGCCACGGTCACCCTGACGCTGGTCACGATCAACGGGCTCCAGTACGCGGACCTCGACGTGGCGGACCTCGAGTACCCGCTGGTCCTGACTGTCTCAGCCGGAAACAACACCCTGCACCCGCTGCTCCAGATGGCGGTGCTCCAGCGCGTAACGCAGCTCAACGCTGCGCGCGGCGATGACACCGTCACGCTCAAGTCGGACTACTGGGACAACATAAGTGCCATGATGGGCAAGGGGATTGGCTGATGGCGCACGTCCCCCACGGCATGATGCGGCTCGTCGCCTCGGTGCAGAACCCGACGCAGTCCACCGACGCGCTCGGCCAGGCCACCGAGACGTGGGCGACCGTGTCCGGGCTGTCCGCGCTTCCCGTCTACATCGAGCAGATGGACACCACCGAGACGGTGGATGACGGCGGCCCGGCCATCCAGACCTCCTACCGCATCCTCTGCCCGTGGACGGCCTCGGTCACCACGCGCAGCCGGTTCCTGTGGACCGACAACGGCACCCAGCGCACCCTGAACGTGCGCAGCTGCACCGACAAGGACCAGCGCCGGCGGACGCTCGAGGTCGAGGCCGTGGAGGTCGTGCTGTGAGCTCAGCCCTGAAGATCACCGTGGACAGCAAGGAGCTTCGCCAGACGCTGGAGCGCCTGCCGGCCAACCTGAACGAGCGCGTGCGCAAGAAGGGCGCCCGCAAGGCGCTGGCGCCGCTCACGAAGGAGATGGCCGCCTTGTGGCGCTCGGCGAACTATCGGGGCAGGAAGGCCACGCACCGCCGGGCCATTGCCAGCGCCACACAACTGGACATCCGACGGATGGGCGGGGACGCCACGGCGCCGCTCAGGTGCCGCATTGGCGTCCGCTACGGCCGCAAGGGCGGGGCACGCGCCAAGGGCCGCCAGCGCGTCTACCACCTGCTCGAGCTCGGCTTCCGCCACAAGGCCGCCGGCAAGCGCATCCAGGGCGCCTACCGCAGCTTCACTTGGGCGATGCGCACGGTGACCAAGGCGTCAAACGCCGTCGCCGCTGAAACGCTCGCCGAGGCCAAGCGCCTGCTCGGGGGCCGCCCATGAGCCTGGAAACGGTCTGCAAGGCCGTCCAGTACCACCTCGACCAGGCCACGACCAACCCCGTGAGCGTCGGGATGCGCCGCCCCACGACGCAGACGCCCGCCATCGTCTGGGAGATCAGCGCCGCCCAGGCGTCCCGCGCGATGCCGGGCACCGACCAGAACCTGTGGCTGGTCACCGTCGAGGTCAACATCTACGGCGACACGACCCTCGCCGTCGCCCAGGAGGCCGACAAGATCTGCGCCCAGCTCAACGGCGTGGAGACGGCCGCCGGCACCGCCAACATCGTCTGCACGGACGCGAGCGTCGCGTTCCGCACCGAATCGCAGGCCGACGGCTCGGAAGGCGACGAGCGCGTCTGCACCCTGACCCTCTCGCTCCAAGGAATCTGACCCATGGCACTCATCACCGGCTACGGCGGCACCCTGACCTTCAGCGGCACCACGGTGGTGGCCGTGCGCAGCTTCACCATGAACTTCGAGCGCGCAAGCCTCGACGTGACCACCATCGCGGACTTCCGCGAGCGTCGCATCCCCGGCCGCGTGCGGCGCTTCGGCACCTGCACCCTGTACCGCCAGGACGGCAACAACGACAACACCCTCCGAAGCCACCTGATGCCCGTGGACGTGGCCGGCACGGTGTCCGCCGTGCTGACCCTGAAGTACACCGACCAGGGCACCATCGCCTACGACGAGTACGGCACCGGCACCGGGAACATCAACGTGCAGGTCACCTCCGCGTCGTTCACGGATGACGGCACCGGCCCGGCCATGTGGGAGCTCTCCTGGGAGGAGCAGTGACCCTTGCCGATTGACCTCCACAAGGTCGCCGCACGGACCCGCTCGGTTGACATCCCCGAGCTCGGCCTGCTCACGTTCCGCGAACCCACGCTCGCGGACGTGACGCAGGCTGTATCGAACCCGTTCTGGTGGGTGGCCTGCATCACCTGCCAGGACGGCTCGGCGTTCCTCCAGAACCCGCAGGACGCCGGGAAGATCCGGGCGGACATCGCCGGGCGCCTCCTGGAGGAGGTGAACCGCCAACGCCCTACGGACGCGCCGAGCGAAGGCTCTGGCGCATCGCAAGTCCCGAGCAACGCATGACCATGGCGGCCGGCCTCGCCCAAGACCTGACCAACGGAGAGCGCATCGAGAGCGCGCTGGTGGTCATCGCGTCCGCCCTGACCGGCAAGCGCCCCTCGCAGCTCTTCCCCTGGCTCCGCAATGGCTGACAAGACCCTGAAAGCATCCATCCAGGTGGACATGGACGCCAAGGGCGTCGCCAAGGGCGTGGCCGCCACGAACCGGGAGCTCGACAAGCTGAACCGGACGGCGAGGAGCACCTCGAGGTCGGCGGCCATCAGCGCGGGCATCCAGGTCGCCGAGGCGGGCTTCGACGTGCTCCGCACGGCCATCGGCGCCTTGGACAAGCGCTTCACGGAGCTGAACGCCGTCGCCAACAAGTACTCGGCGACGGCCATGAACGCCCAGATCAGCGCCGAAATGGCCCGCTACGACGCTAACGTGCGGATCGCCAGCGCCCTGACGCCAGGCGCTGTCGCGGTCAGCCGAGGGCAGTCGGACATCGCCGCCGGCGAGGCTGCGCGCATCGAGGCCAACGCCGCGCAGGTCAATCAGTCCATGACCGCCTACGGCCTCGCCAAGGAGAACCTCGGCGTCAGCCGGGACATCCTGCTCGAGGGCTTGGGCGGCGGCTTGGCCGGCCTTATGCAGATGGCCGAGGGCAACTTCAGCCAAGGTCTTGGCACGGCGTTCTCGAGCGGCCTCAACACGCTTGACCAGCTCGTCAACCCGACGAACTACGCGCTCGGATCCGGCACCGGCTCTGCGCAGGGGATGCCGTACGACCCCGCGAGGCAGCGCGAGATTCAGATCCTGTCCTCAATCGAGCGAAAGATCGGCGGCAACTGATGGGCACCTGGAGCACCGTCGAGAACGCAGACAGCCGCAGCTGGCGCTTCGAGGAGCGCTGGCGGGACCAGACGCTGGAGCGCAGCTGGAAGCTCTTCTGGACGCCGTCGAGCGGCACGGACCCGTACCCCGGCGACGCGGCGATCCGCACGAACCTGCCGGTGCGCCCGCAGCAGCGCCTGGAGGCTGGCGTCTACGGCACCGACGGCGTCTTGAAGCGCTACGTGTGCCGCAGCGTCACGGTGGAGCCCCTGCGCGAGGCGCCGTACTCCTGGACGGTGCGCGCCACGTTCACCACCGAGGTCTTCCCCTGGGAGGCGTCGGACTCATGGGGCAAGGAGTTCGTGAAGCAGACCCGCGTGGTCGGCAGCCGCGCCGTCTCCATGTACGTCCAGGGCGCGACCCTGCCGACGAACGGCGACGTGTCATGGCCGCCGTCCGCAGGCATCACGACCGGCAACAAGGTTGACCTGAACGGCAACCCGCGCCAGTACAACGTCGCCCAGCAGCAGGTGACCATCGAGAACATCCGGGACCGAACGGCCTCGACCACGACGGCCGACGATCCGCCGTGGACCACGGTGCTCACCTCCTACGTGAACAAGCGCAACGACGCAGCCTTCCTCGGTTGGCCCATCGGCAGCGTCCTGTGCACGGGCATCACGGCGACCCTCGACAGCGAGGTCTGGCGCGTCTCGGCCACGTTCCTGTTCGATGAGTGGTACCACCTCACGCAGGTTGCTCTCCCACGGCAGGAAGGCCTGCCGCACCTCGCTCTCGGCGCGACCGTGCTGGGCATCCAGCGGCTCCAGTCGCAGTCGGTCATCTGGTTCCAGCCCTACCCGTCCAAGGCCACGTTCGCCAACCTGTACGGCACGTCCGTGAGCGACCAGTTCACGACGGCCGGCCCGACGAGGATCCCGTGACCACGCACCGCCCGAGGTTCAACCAGGGGCTCTTCGGCAAGGCCAACCGCTTCGTCACGAACGGCTGGACCGACGCGGCCAACGCCGTCGCCCAGCACCAGCAGGGGCTCGAGTGGGCCACTTCGCAGCTGGTGCAGCCGCAGGTCGAGGGGATGTTCCTGTGCACCGTCAAGGACGCGACGGCCATCGCGGGCGCCACCTACCGCTGGACCTACGGCATCGAGCTGTGGTACCCGCCGAGCCCGACTGGCGCGTCGGGCGTCCCCGCGCCGGCCGACGCGCGCTTCACGTTTGCGACGGCCTACAACCTGCGCGAGTGGCACAACAGTGCCACCTTCCTCGACGGCATGGATCCGACGAACCCGTCCGTGGTGGTCGGCCCGGTCGGCAGCAAGTGGAACGGATCGTCGTTCACGACCACCAGCCTGGAGGCCAAGGTCGTGGCATGGGTGACGGCTGACCTGTCTGGCGCTGCGTTCGCCTACTTCGACCGCCCCAACCCCGTCCGCTGCGCCGGGCTGTTCTGGAACCCAGGAGGAGGTGAGTAATGCTCCGCTCAATGCTCCGCAAGGCCCAGCTCACTGGCGGGTGCGCCGCCACCGCCGCCCCGGACGATCCCGCGACGGTGACGCTGGTCCGGTTCGACGACACCTCGGCGATCGTCGATTGGGCCGCCGACGCGACGGCATCTCCGAACGAGGCGAGCTCCTACGAGATCGTCCGGAACTCGCCGCTTCCGCAAGCGACGCTCGCCAGCGGCATCACGGGAAACACGGGCGACGTTTCCGGGCTGACCGCAAGCACGTCCACCACTTTGTTGGTGCGAGCCGTGAACTGCTCGGGCACGTCTGTCGGAACATCGGTGACGTTCACGACGGCGCCCCTCGCGCCGAGCAATTTGACCGCGACGGCGACGAGCAGCACGCAGATCAACCTCGCCTGGCAGGACAACAGCAGCGACGAGACGGGCTTCATCATCCAGCAGCGCAGCCCGTCGGGCTCGGGGTCGTGGAGCACGATCCACACGACCGGCGCGGGTGCGACCTCGTACTCGGTGACGGGCCTCACGGCTTCCACCAACTACGGCTTCCGCGTCGCGGCGACACGCACGTCGCCGAGCGGGACGAGCGGGTACACGGCCGAGGCGTCCGCCACCACGCAGTCCGGTCTGTCTCCCTCTTGGTCCCTTGACTTCAGCAGCGGCACCCCATCGGGCTACACGCTGACCCGCGCCAGCAGCGGCACCTACGTTGACTCCTCGGGCTACATCGCGTCGGCGTCCACGGACGTCGCCCGCCTCACCCACGACAAGAACGGCAACCGCCTCGGGCTGTTGGTGGAGGAGCAGCGGGTGAACATCGCCCAGTACAGCGAGGACTTCTCCAATGCGTACTGGACGAAGACATCGCAACTCACCATCGACAATAACGGCGGATCTTTCTGGACATCACCGGCAAACACGTCAGATGCAGTGCTGCTGGAGCAAGTGTCAGGAACTGGCACAAAAACCATTACTCGTCAATTCGGGGCAGTCACGAACATCTGCTTCTCGATCTTCGCCCAGAAGCAGACCACCAGCGGAGTCGGTCGGTACATCTACATCGTCCTGCGCGGAGCAAGCAGCGATTACGCCTCCGCGGTGTTTGACCTCGACCAAGGCACCGTCAGCCAGTCCAGCAACGTCGGTGCGACATGGTCTTCCGTTGCCGATGGGATCGAGGACTACGGGAACGGCTGGTACCGCTGCCACATCCGGGGGACTCGGTCAAGCACCGCCACGAACGTGTACGTCGGCCTCGCAAACTCGGGTACACCGACGATGTCGAATGTTGGGCAGTCCTACACCTCCGCCAACAGCACCGATGGCGTCTACGCATGGGGTGCCATGTACGAGGCCGTGAACGGCCCACCGACCTCCTACATCGAGACTCCGACAAACGCCTCCGTCACCCGCAGCGCCGACCTCGCGCACGTTCTTGACTCGTCCATCACCTCTTGGGGCGACCCCGGTGCCCTCGTCATCCACTTCTACCCGCCGGGTCAGGCCGGGACGCTGCTGTCCACCGACGATGCGTCCACCGCACAGGTCGGCATCGAAGCCAGCAGCACGACTGCGGCGCGGGCGTTCTGGTCATCCGGCAGCACATCCACGGGCACCATCGGCAGCAGCGGGGTGCAGAAGGCCGTCCACTACTGGAACGGCAGCACCTCCAAGTTCTGCATCAACGGCGGCACGGTGCAGAGCGGCACGAACAACCTGACCATCGCCAACACCGACTTCGTCACGCTCGGTGCAGAGGCGACGGACAGCAGCAACGTGCCCGGCACCTTCTCGCAGTACGCCAACTGCGTGATCCGGAAGGTCGAGTTCTACAGCGGCACCCTGACCGACGCGAACCTCCAAACGGTGACAACGTGATGCACGACTACCGCCTCCGCTTCCCGACCCGCGCCATGGCCGATGGCCTGCTCGAAGTAGCCGGCATACCCAACGGCTTCAGCACCGAGTACTCAGTCGATCACATCGGGCCGATCACCATTGAGCCGGCCGTGATGGACGGCGACGAGGAGCTGGTCCCGGCCGTGATCGACGCCGGGCACCACGTGAACCTCCGCAGCCGGCAGGAGCTGACTGAGCACCAGCTGGAGCCGCTGGTGGAAGCCCTCGTCTTCCCCGTCAACCCGAAGCGCGTCTGGGCATGAAGGCCGCCGTCGCCATCCTCGCGCTGACGCTGGCCGGCTGCGTGTCGCACACCGCCGCCATCGGTGAGGCAGCTTCGGACGTTCGCACCGACGTAGCCGTCGCCAAGGAGCGCCTCGGCGAAGCCCGCGCCGCGCTGGACCGGATCGACGTTCACGCGGCCACCGTGCACAACCACCTCGGCCACGTTTCGGATGACGAGAATCCGTTCGTGGAGGCCTTGCGATACGGGTCGTACATCGTCGGCGCCGCGGTCGTGGGCGCCCTCGCATTCATCATCCACCAGAGAACGAAGTGATGGAACCCTATCAATACATGATCTG